AAAATAAACGCAAGCGTAATCGCAAACAACACAATCGCTGTAGGAAATATAGCAGATAACTCTGTGGACGCAACAAAAATAGCTTCCAATAGTATACTTACTCGTCATATTGACGATAATCAAATAGGAATAGACCAACTAAATGTATCAGACGGCTCAGATGGTCAAGCACTCATTACAAATGGAGCTGGCACTTTAAGTTTTAGTACTATATCTAGTGGACTAGCTACAAATGCTGCTGGTTCAGTTACGAGTTCAAGTGCTGGAGATGTTCTTACACTTGTTTCAACAGATGCAGGAGCAGCTCTAGGCCCTGTGCTCAATCTTCATAGAAATTCATCAAGTCCAGCTGATGGAGATATACTTGGTGGAATTAAGTTTACAGGTGAAAGCGGTGGTTCAGGAGCGCATACATATGGTCAGATTCGTATGGAAAACAATGGTGTAACTGATGGCCAAGAACAAGGAAAAATGATTTTTGATATTAGTATGCCAGATGGTGCACTAGCTCAGGCATTTCATGTAGGTAGAACAGAGATATGTGTTAATGAAGACTCAGAAGATTTAAATTTTAGAGTTGAATCAGATAATCAAACTCATATGCTTAATGTAGATGCTGGAAGTGATGCAGTTAGTATTGGAGATGATACTCCTACCACAAGATTTTCTGTGCTTACAAGTGAAACAAATGCTTCTTTGCATAATATTTCTAATAATGGAATGCATGTAGGTAGTACAGATAATACTAATGGATCTCTTACTTCCTCTATATCTATGGGGTATAAATCAGATGGTGCTGAGACCTATAAAAAAGTAGCTCTTGTAACACAGGGAAGAGGTGATGGTGCTGGAAGACAAGATTTTCATATTCTTGTAGATGATGCTGCTGATGGAGGCTCTGCAGAAATAGGAAATAGAAAATTTAGCATAGACTCTCAGACAGGTGCTGTATCTATGTTAGGGCAAGCTTCAGCTTTAATTTACAATACATCAAATCACTCACAGACTGCGGGAGCATCTCAATATACATTCCCCTCTACAGCTTATAATGTAGGAGGTTGTTATAATACAAGTAATGGGAGATTTACAGTAACAACACCAGGAAAATATTTAGTAACTAGTCAACTAGGCCTTAATGCTTCTACAACAGCACAAACATATCTGGCCATGGGGCCAAGACTAAATGATACAGGTACAGTCTTTTTTGGAGGTTGGTCTGTTAAAACAGGTTCAACTAATCAATATGGTGCTCACACTGCATCTGTTGTTATGGATTTACAGGCAAATGACTATTTAGTTTTCTATATTGAACTATCTGCAACAGCTACAGTCTTAGGCGGACCACACTACACTTCCGTAAGTATACACAAATTATCATAGGAGAAAATAATGGATTACACAATAACATTAACAGAAACAGAGAAAAAATCTTTAGAATATCTTACACATGATGTAGATGATTGGATTACGAACGCAGCCAAGGAGAGAGCTAGAATTGAGAAAGAAAAAATTCTTGATTTAAATTTAAAACATTGCAATGCAAATGGTATAACACTAGCTGTAGGAGAAGATGCGCAAGTAACTCAAGCATACACTTTAGGTGTAGTTTCAAAGATGACAGACGACATAAGTCGTCCATAAAAAAACCCGCTATGTAGCGGGTTTTTCGTTTGATGAACCTTCATCGGGTTCTTCAAGAAGCTGTCTCAATCTACTAGTATATCCTTCTCTAGCTAATACTAATCTATCTAACTGTCTCCTTGCGTCACTTTCATCTTGTGCTAAAGCATTTAGCTCTATAACAAAAGCTTTTTGCTGGTCAGTCATATCATTTATAAGATACTTCTTACCATCTATCTCCAATACTGGTTCATTTTGTACTTCTGTTGTCATTTAAATATATCCTGCCAGTTTCCTTGTGTACTAGCCTTAGCATACTCGGTAGCACGGTTTTCAAAAAAGTTGGTATGCTCAACTGCATTTACTTGCATATCAATCCATGGTAAAGGGTTCTCATCACTACTATGAAAGATATTTTTCATACCTAATCCTAGTAATCTTCTATCCGCAATATAGCGAATATACTCTTTTACTTCCTCTGCTTTTAAATCAGGAATATCTGCTTTATCAAAACAAATATCAATAAACCTATCTTCTAGTTCTACTACTCTTTCAGCAGCACAATAGATTTCATACTTTAGTTTATCTGTCCATATCTCTGGATTTTCTGCAATGAATGTTCTGAAAAGTTTAGAAAGACCTTCTACATGAAGAGACTCGTCTCTTATTGACCATGTAACAATCTGTCCCATACCTTTCATCATATTGTGTCTTGGGTAGTTCAATAATATAGCAAAACTACTAAATAATTGTACTCCTTCAGTAAATCCACTATATACAGCCATTGTTTTAGCTATTTCATGTGGATTATTCATATTAAAGTCTGTAAGATAATCATGTTTTTCTGACATAGCTTGTATATCAAAAAACTCTTGGTACATATCATCTGACTTTCCTAATGTTTCTAAGAGTAAGGAATAAGCTTCTTGATGAACTGCTTCCATTGCAGCATAACTTACAAGCATCATTCTTATCTCTGGTTGTTTGAATGTGGGTAGATAATGTTTAGCATATCCACAACACACATCAACATCAGCTTGAGTAAAAAACTTAAATATATTGTCTATAAGTGTTCTTTCACCCTCTGATAATTTTTCTCTATAATCTTTTATATCATCTTGAAGTGGCACCTCTTCAGGTAGCCAATGCATTTGTTGTTGTTTTTTGTAAAACTCAAATGCCCAAGGGTATACAAAAGGTTTATAGTATTCTCTTTCTTCTAATAATTGACTCATATTACCCCTCACACGCCAAACAATCTTCTTGTTCAAAGATTATTTCTCTCTTTACCTGAGAAGATACATTATCAGCACGACTGATAGCTTCACTTCTTAGATAGTATAATGTTTTTAAATTCTTAGCCCATGCTAACATATGCACATTGTGTAAGTCACCCTTGTTTACATCAGGTGGGAAAAATAAATTTACACTTTGTGACTGGCAAACAAACTCTTGTCTCATAGATGCGTGTTCTACAATCCAAGATTGGTTTATTTCTACAGCGGTCTTAAATACTTCTTTTTCATGTGGAGTAAGCATATTAAGATGTTGTACACTACCTTTGTTTGCAACTATACTTTTCCAAGTATCATCATCATTTGCACCATATTGGTCAAGTACTTTCTCTAAATATTTATTTTTATGTAAATGAGAACCAGACTTTGTTTTCTGTGTATAAGCATTTGCTCTAAAAGGTTCTATACTAGGTGATGTATTACCACATATAATAGAACTACTTGCATTTGGAGCAATAGCCAATAAATGTGCATTTCTTACTTCGCAAGAATCATCATCAGGACAAGCACCCCTTTCTACTGCAAGTTTGTGTGTAGTTTCTACTGCTCTTTCTTTGATATGCTTAAACATTTTCATATTCATTGCTGTTGCATACATACCTTCAAAAGAAAGATTTTGTTTCTGTAAATACGCATGAAATCCCATAGCACCTAGTCCAATACTTCTTTCTCTCATTGCACTAAATTTAGCTTTTTCTAGAGAATCAGGAGCATCTTTTATAAATACTGTGAGAACATTGTCTAACATTCTTATTAAATCGGGTATAAATGCTGGTATTTTAGACCATTCATCAAAATGTTCTAAATTTACACTTGATAAGCAACATACTGCTGTTCGTTCTTCATCTGTTGCTAGAGTAATTTCAGAGCAAAGATTACTGTGATTAACTCTTAGTCCCTTTTTCTTTTGAAAGTCTGGTAATGCTTCTTGAACTGCATCTTCAAACATAAGATAGGGTTCTCCTGTTTCCATACGATTCTGTAATAGTTTTACCCACAATGTTCGTGCAGATACTATCTTTTTAACCTGTTGAGTATGGGGGTCAATAAGTTCCCAATCATCATTAAAGTTTGGTTCTTTTGTAGCCTTATAAATTATCTCCATAAAACTGTCTGGTATAACTACACCATGATGTAAGTTTGTACACTTACGGTTGACATCTCCGCCTGTAGGCTTACGAATGTCTAAAAATTCTTCTATTTCAGGGTGACTCATATGTAAGTATGAAGCATAGCTTCCTCTACGAGTTACGCCCTGAGAGAAAGCAAGCATTTCTGCATCTACTACTTTCATAAAAGGTATAACTCCTGTACTTTCTGAGCCTTTTGATGTCTTTGTACCCTGAGCTCTTACAGAACTCCATGTACCACCAATACCACCACCAAAAGAAGATAAATACGCATTTTCTGTATAATGCTCTGTAATACCTTCTCTGCTGTCATCTACATAATTTAGAAAACAACTAATAGGTAAACCTCTTTGTGTGCCACCGTTTGATAATAATGGTGTGGCAAACATAAACCATTGCTTACTAACATAGTCATACAGTCTTTGTGCATGAGCTTCATCATCAGCAAAAGCTATTGCAGCGCGTGCAAAAGCCTCTTGTGGTGATTTTTCGTCACCCACCATATATCTTTCTTCTAAAGTTCTCAAACTGAACTCGTCCAGCAAAGCGTCCTTGCTGTAATCAATCTCTAACTTCATTTAAATACTCCTGTATTTGTGAGGACAAGTCCTCTAAATCCATGTCTGCTTCGATTAGTGCTTGTTCTGAATAACTTTCTAAATCCATAAGTTCAGCATTAAGTAATAATCTGTCTGCGTTTTCATTTAGAGACTGTATAAATTTATACTTACTGTCTATCGGACAAGCATTGTATATATCAAATAAGTCTCCATACTGTTCAATTAATGATACAGCTCTTTTAGGGCCGATACCAGCTATACCAGGAACATTATCTCCTGTATCGCCTGCAAGACATTTGAGCGTTAGATATTTATCTGGCTCAACATCATAATGGTCGTCCCAATTATCAAGTGTAATCTCTTTTCGAGTTACTGTACTAAAACGAGAAACTTTGTCGCTTATAAGTAAGTCCCAGTCTTTATCCGAAGATATTAACCAAATCTCATCTATACCAAAGTCCTCTCTTTTTCCGACTATCCAGGCTGCTAAATCATCAGCTTCTAGCCCATTCTGTCGAACTGTCAAATGTCCTCTACTTTTTAGTTGTGTAAAGGCATTACTAAACTCGCCCATAAATTGTTCGAATTCTGCTTTTTCTTGTTCGGTTTGCTCCGCATATTTATCTTTCCGATTTGCCTTGTAATCGGGGTATATATTTTTTCTGTAGGTACTGCCACCATCAGCAAGTATTATAATGTTTCCACAGTTATAAGACTTTGCTAGACTTTCTACGGTTCTTACATAGTCGTGTTTGTATTCAAGTTGTCGTGAGTGTTTCCACCTGAACGCGACATTCAGTCCATCAACTATTAATAAGTTCCCATTCTGGATCGGGTTCCCAAGGCTTGAGAAGGTTATTGCCATTTGTAAATTCTATTCGTTCGTTTTCTAGCCACTTTTCTGCGTTCATTATATATGCACCGAGCCAGTTTATGTACATATATCTCTTTTCTTTTATTGGTTCTCTTGTTGTTGCAACATACCAATTTGCATAGTTTTGTTTCATAAATAGTAAAGGCTCTTGTTCCATATCTTGAGCCTGACTAATTGCTTTATTCCACCATACCACAAAATTATTACTTTTTTGTGTAAATATTTTATGCGAGAAACCCATATCCCTATAGTGTTTTACTTCTATAAGGAATAGGTTATGTTTCTCTAACACATACAAATCTCCTTTAATTTTACCACTACCACTTCCTGGTGTCTGAATAAAATCTAGATTAGTATGTCTCTTGAGCATTGCTGCTACTTCTTTCTCTGCTTTTGTTCCTTTTTGTCTTGCGTTTACCATAATTTTTACAATGTGTACAAGTAGTGCCTACAGGCACATAGATTGTACGGTTAAGAACGGGACACTCGTGTAGCACGAATGTGTCCACTATTCCAGTCTGCTTATATTGTCCTCTTTTATTACTTCTATTTTAGCAAGAAGTGGGTGAGTCCAGCCGTGAGATACTAAATATGTATTTAGTTCTTCTCCGAGTAATATTTCTACTAGCTTTTCTTTTCCTTCTTCGTCAAGTACACTAATTATTTCGTCAAGAAACAATGTGTTGATACGAGAGCTAGATATACTACTCATTAGCTTTCTTATAGCGAGTAGTGTCGCAGTATTTACTCTTGCAAGTTCACCACTTGAAAGTGCTAGAATATCTACTACTTTTGCGTTATCTGTAATCTCTACATTTAACTTATCGTTTGTAACAACAAACTCTAAACTGAATCTACCTGCAGAAAGCTCTGCAAGATAGTCATTCGTTATTTCTTCTAGGTCTTTTACTAGATTTTCAATCTTATAGGCTAACAATCCGTTTGTGGAGAAAGCTTTCTTCAATATCTCTAAGTGTGTTGCTTTCTCTTCAACTTGACCTAATGCCGCGACAATTTCTTCCAGTTCTTTCTCAAAACCCTCCGTTTGTTCTTGTATGATTGAGAGGCGAGTATTATGGCGTTCTGCCATCATATTCTCATTGCTCACTCTTTCTATATCAGAACGAATATTTGAGATTTTGGAAGAAAGTTCGTCAATTTGGGAAGACAGGTCATCTCCGTCTAAAATTTGAGAAGGTAGACTACTATCCCAATCTCGAATACAACTTTCGTATTCTCGCTGTTGGTTGTTTCGAATTATAATTCTTTTATTATGTTCGTTACCTCTCTCAAGTTCTTCTTCGATATCTTCTTCCGTATCTACGCCATGTGTAATAGTTCGCACATAGCCCATTCGAAGTTCCTCCATCTTGTTCCAATCTATTTCCTGTTCGCAGGTAGGACACACGCCCTCAAGTTCCGAGATTTTATCTAAGTGCGCTTGAGCATCAGACATTTGGGCACGAATAGTGCCAAGTTTCTGCAGCTTAGCGTCAAGATTAATCTCCTCTCCTTTGTAAAGCCTGTGTTCACTTTTTTCGAGTTCGTCAAGTTGTTCTTTGATAAAATTATTATCTATAATTTTTTTATTTTTTTCAGAGATTTTTTCAAAATCGCCTCGTAATCTCTGTAAATCTTCTTCGTCTTTTTCTGAGTATTTTGGTAAATTTATTATTGGAAGTATGTCTATACTCTCCAATTTATTTTCTTCTAACCATTTTACTATTGTGTCAGATTTACTGTTGAGGCTGTTGACTTCAAATGAAATCTCTCTTGCAGCTTCCTTGAATATTTCAAAGAATTCTACATATTCTTCTAGCTTTAACAAATCTATAAGAAACTTTTTTCTATTTGTATCTGTCGCAGTTAGAAACTGTAATGATGTATTCGTGTTCTGATACACGAGTTGGGTAAAAGTCTTAAAATCTAAACCGAGTACTTCTTGTACTGTTTTGTATGTATTTGTAGCTGTGTGGCTAGAAATATCATCACCATTTTTATAAAGTTTACATTTTATACTTGCCTTACGAGTTACATCAATCTCGTACTCATCTTCGTCTACTGAGAATGTTATATTTATCCAGTAACCTTGGTTTATGAACCTGTTTTGTATCTCCTGTTTCTTAATACCTTTTGAGTTCTTATTAAATAGTACCTCTTCGATAATAAGTGGAATGGAAGACTTACCTTGTCCATTTGTGCCAACGAGTTGGGTAAGGTTACTATCATTAAGGTTAAGAGTGTTGTCTTTACCATAACTAAAACAATTATCCCAGCTGAGCGTCTTTAGAGTAATCATTAAACACCCCCATAATTTGTTTTACTTTGTCATCTGTTAAATTAAGTATAGCACTCATGTACTCTACCAGTTCTTCCTCTATAGTTAGATTCTTGAGGTTAAGAGTAGCCTCTGAGCTTCTCTTGACTACTTTCTTGTCGAGAAGCTCAGAGTTTTTAACATTTGCTAAATCAGCTACATCTCCTTCAATCTCATAAATAGTATGATGGAACATGGTGGGTTGCATATCGTTTTCGTTATCAACAGTTTTCCGAAGAAGCTGTGGTAAAGTGAACTCGCCCCATTCCCATGTGCTGTCATCATTAATTAAAAGATATCCTGTTTTGACAATATCTCTGTGAAAAGATGTTGTCATAGGAGAGCCTGGATATACAATGTTTCTCTGCGTATTGGAGTGGCTATGTAAGTCACCTGCAAAAACTACAGGAAAGTCATTGAACCTATCAAGGTCGACCTCAGGAGTCACATGAGGGGGTATTTCGCCCCTTACATGTGTGTATAAAGGTTTGTTGAAATTGCACTTTTCTATAGAACCTTTTTTATGCAAATCTGCATATGGGAGTATTGTTCCCCATTCATATTCTTTAGTTTCATCTATAATTTCAACGAGAGGGTTTACATCAGATGTGGCTCTCTTCAAGTTAGAAAAGAAAGTTTTATTCTTCTTCGTAGCTTCATGGTTGCCATCAAAAATGATGGTAGGAACTTTTATACCTTTAATAAAATCAAAGTATAATGTAAGCTCGTCCATTGAAGGTACTCTATCAAATAAATCTCCACCTATAATATGCAAGTCAACATCTTCTTCTAAGTCATAAATAGCTTCGAAGAACATTTTATATCGTGAACAAGCCCAAGGTAAGGGTACATTTTTTTGACCAAGTTTTATATGCCAGTCTGCTGTAAATAAAATCATGCTACAAATTTGTCTCCAGGTTGCCATGAACACCCTGTAAGACCGCCAGCTTTCAAAGCTTGTAGCGTTCTTAGCACTTCATTTGCATTTCTTCCTGTATCTAATGCATTTACTGATACATGTTGGATTACTCCGTCAGGGTCAATTATATAAGTTGCTCTGAAAGGTACTCCATTTTCGGGATCAACTATACCTAATTCGTTAGAAAGGTATAATCCACAATCCGCAGCAAGAATATGCCTAATATGTCTAATATCAGGATTATGTTCTTTCCATGCGAGTTTACAATATTCGTTGTCTCCACTAATGCCTATGACATCAGCTTCACCAACGATGTAGTCCATATCTGCTATTTCAGTTGGACAAATAAAAGTAAAATCCTTTGGGTAAAAATATACCACAGTCCATTCATTCAATAGAACATCTATGTCAATGATATCGTTTTCATCATTAACACCTGCCATTGAAAAGTTTGGAAAATTTTCTCCTACTCCTATCATTGTATTCTCCTAAGATATAGAAAACTCATCATCTACATCTGAAGGGGCTTCTGCTCCATCAGCTGGTTGAGTTACTCTTTGTAGAAGCTCAAGCTGAGCATCTGGGGTTGGTCTTGCAAGGACGTCGTCCATTGAACGCAAGTCAGCAATAGACTCTTTCTCTGCGTCATTCAATGGTCTTGGTTTGCACTTAAGTGCTTGTAGCCTATACTCTACATTGAAAGCCATAGGCCCAGTTTTAACTCTCTGGAAGTGAACGTCCCAACCTGTTTCAGGGTCGGTAGGATCGCCTAAATCTTCAGCGGCAACCATTATCTGTTCCATGAGTTTTTTCTTAAGGTTGACAACTTTAACATTGCCATCAGCTGGGTCAATAGCTTGAATTGCATATGCCCAACCACATTTTAGTTCAGGAAAGAACTCTCTTACATAGTCCTTTTCCTTGTTGTTGAATGTTTCTGTATCTCTGTCGAAAGCAAGACATTCCATAGGAATATTCTTACCATTTTCGCCTTTGATCCAATAAACATATCTTGGTAGTATGTCGCCTACTAGACGGAAAATATTATCTCCTTCTTTGTAGGTATACTGGTCGATTGAGGACTTTTTAGCTGCCCCCGAAGCTTGATTAAATTTTAATGCCATTATGTTCTCCAATTAGCGTTATCTTCAAATAAAAAATGTACTAGACCATTCTCTATTCGAAGCAATCTGTTGCGATTTACTATCGTTTCATTGACAGGTAGATGTATCAACTCTAGTGTTGTCTGCCCTGTTCTTCTATAATCGAAATAATTACGGTACGAAGCAACTGCCACATACTCGGCAGCTTCTTTGTTGCTGTAATATCTTCGTTCAGCCAGAAGCTGTCTCGGATTTAACAGAAAGCTCTGCCCGAGAAAACTTTTCCCAAAATACTTATAGGTTTTGTCTTTACGACTGGCTGGAATTCTCTTGTAAGTCAAGAGGTGGATAATAGTGAGAATTGAAACACTATCGCCTTTCGCTTCTCTATTTATCTTTTCCCAATTATATTTTATCATATATTATAACAAATTTTGAAACTCTTGTCAAGACATATTTTTCGGAGGTGCTTACAGGGTTGATATCTCGTACCCTTGTTTAATATAGTAGCCTGT